TAGGACCTGGTACTTATGGTAATGATGTAGGTATTTCAATTGTAACTTGTGCAGATTCAGATTATAGAGAACAATTTGGTTTTAATTGGGAAGGTAATTTTGATGACGCTAATGATGTGATTTGGGGTTGGTCAGCAGGATCAAAAACAGGAACTTTAAGTGGAACACCTTCATCTGCAACAGATGCAAAATGGAAAAAAGTATATCGACTAAATGTTTATACTAAACCATTAAACAAACCAGAATCGTATTGGGGTCTTACAAGTGCAGAAACACCAGTTGAAACATATCTTGTTTCAAACTATAAAATTAAAGATACACAAGGTAATAACCTTTATGCACCTGATGTAATTAATGGTACATCTGATTATGTTTACGTTAAGGTACAAGAAAATAGTACACCAATGAGTACATTAAAAACAACAGCCTTTGCAACACCTGGATTTAGTAATAATACATCCGCAGCTTGTGCTATTGTCGCGCTTGCAGGTGGTACAGACGCAAAAGCAAATGTTGATCAGGCTGATAAACGTTCTGCATGGGATTTATTTAATGACCGTGAAAAATCATCACCTAACATTTTAATTGTACCAGATAGACCAGCGGCAAGTGATACTGGTTCAGGTGACAGCTCAGTTGTTGCAACAGTAAAAGATGTTGGTAACTTAGCAGCAACTCGTAAAGACTGTATTGCAGTTGGACAAGTAGGCGCAACAAGTGAAGAAAATGCACAAACATTAATTAATGCAGTAAACAATTATTACTCATTTGACAATCCAAGTTATGTTGCACTTTATGGTGGTTATGATAAAGTAAATGATACATTTACTGGACAAACATTACTATTCCCTAAAGCAATTTTCGGTGCTGCATTAATGGCTAGAACTGATAATGTTGCTAACACTTGGGACGCACCTGCTGGTATTAACAGAGGTATAATTGGTGCATCTGTAGGTCAGGTAAGAATTTACAACGAAGCAGAAATTGGTTTCATGTATGATAACAATATTAATACATCAAAATTTATTAGAGGTATTGGTCATGTTATGTGGGGTCAAAAAACTGCACAGCGTAAGGCATCAGCATTAGATAGAATTAACGTAAGAAGATTATTACTGTTCTTACAAAATAGTATTGAACCATCATTACTTCCATTCCTATACGAACCAAATACAGAAAAAACTCGTACTAGAGTATTCAGTATTGTAGATGGTTTCTTAGCAGGAATACAAGCAGAAGATGGTGTAACTGCATATCAAGTTGTAGTAGACGAATCAAACAATACATCACAAGTAATTGATAACAATCAGTTAAATGTGGATATTTATGTACAACCTGTTCGTACAATTGAGTTTATTCAGTTACAAACTATTGTTACTAGAACTGGTGTAAATTTCAGTGAAGTTTAATCAATGGAGAGGGTAACCTCTCCTAACTTCTTATATAAATAATTAAAGAAGTAAGACAAGGAGATAAAAATGGCAGATACTTTTCACATAGATAGAAGAATCGCTAAAGACAAAGACATACAAAGAGTTTATCAATTTGAACTATTAATTCCTAATATTGGGGATTTGTTACAAGATGATTTTACTTTTAGATGTCGTACAGCTAGTATTCCTGGTCGTGGTAATGAGGTTATCTCAAGTTTCTTTTTAGGACAAGAACGTTTTTACCCAGGTAGACCACAATGGGGCGGTAACCAATTAACAGTTGAAGTTGAAGAATATGAAGACCAAAGAGGATTACAAGCAGTTAATAGTTGGAATCAATTCATGTTTGACGCTGATCCACAAGGTATTAATCCAGGTGCTGCATTAGCACCTAACAGAGCAGCACTAACTCGTGATATTAGTCTTTTCATGTATAAATATAATGGTGAGAAATTACCTAAAAAGGTTATATTTTATAATACATGGTTAGAAACAGTAGGTGATGTTGCATTAAGTTATAATACTAGTGAATCAGTTAAATACTCATTACAGTTTAGATGGGACTATTGGTTAATTAAAGATTCATAATATCTAAAATATAACAAATACTTAAAAAGAGGATTTATACAAGTCCTCTTTTTTTATAAATACAGGTATAATAGAGGTATTAATATGGCTAGAATTAACCTTAAAGACGCATATGGTAAATCATTTAGAAAGGAAATACAAAGATCGTATAACTTCCTAGTTACGTTTTTAAATATGGATAACGAAAAAGTTGATGAATTTGAAATAGATGCACATGGTACGCGTATTGTAAGAAAAATAGAATCACATCATGTTAAAAGTATTGTTTTACCACAGTATAAATTTGATGTTGAATCACAAGATATGGGTACTTATATAAGATCTACACCAGTTTTAGAACTTAAACAACCACTTCAATTAAGAATGGAATTGGTTGAAGATGATAGACATACTGTTGGCTATTTTATACAATATTTACAGAATAAAATTGTAAATGAATATGGTATTTATAGAGGTGATTTTTATAATTCTGAAAGAACAAAGCTTAAAATTTTAGTAGAGATATTTAGAGCAGATGGAACAAGAGTTGTTGACTACAATTATTATAATTGTTTTTTCTTAGACGCGACTGATCCTACTTATGATTACGGTGGTAACGAAGCTATAACTCATTCGTTGACTTTAGCAACTGAATTTTATAGTACAAAGTATTATGAACGTGGACCTGATATACCTAAACCCGTAAAATCACCAAATGGACAAGTTACAATAGGTGACATAACAATAGAATAGTAAATAAATTAAAATATAAATAGTTTTACAAAAACAAATTGATTTGAAGGAGATTAATCATGAAAAGTGAAGACTTTAGTGACGAAGAATTAGCACAGGCAATGCAGCCTAAACCAACACCAGTGCCACAAAAAACAGTACCACAACAAATGCACGAATTAAGTAAAAATGCATCACTTAATCCTATGCAGGAAGTTATTAAAAGTGAAAGTAAACCAGAATTAGATGGTAACTATTGGCCGATTGAAGAATTACCAAGTAAATATAAACTATATCCACCAGGTACAAAACTTTACGCAAGACCATTAAAAGTACTTGAAGTAAAAATGTTGTCTTCATTAACAAATGAGAACTTCCATCATATTATTACCGAAGTATTAAAGAAAACAGTTAAAGGTATTGAAATTGAAGATTTACTTGTTGCTGATAAATTGTTTATTATTTTCTGGTTAAGAGCAAATACATATAAACATTCAGGTTATACTGTTGAGTTTGATTGTGAAGCATGTAATAGTCACTCTAAGTTTGAATTTGAAATTGATAATTTAGAAATTATTGATATTAAAGAAGATTTTGATCCAAACAAATCAGTTAAGTTACCACAAAGTGGTGATGAAATTAAAACTAGACAATTAACAATACGTGATGAAAACAACGTTAAAAACTTCTTAATGCGTAATAAACGTAGTATGATGGAGTATGATGAAGAAATACTTGTTGTTGCAAACCTAATTAATACCATTAATGATAATAAACTTTCATTAACCGAAAAATATGAGTATGTGATTAATATGAGTCCAGTTGATTTTGGAAAATTTGAAACATATTTGGAACATTTTGATATGGGTATCAGTCCAATTATGAATGTCACTTGTCATAATTGTGGAGGTACTGCCCCAGCGGCAGTTTCGTTTCGCCCCGATTTCTTTGTTCCCAAAGCTGGACTTGACTGAAATACTTGAAATGGAATTTATTGTATCCCTTAAACTAGGGATACAACCTGATCATGACAGAGAGTTTTTTGAGTTAAATTGGTTTTATGAAAGATATATAGCTTATCAAAAAGAATTGGAGCAACAACAATCTCTTCAGATGTAGTTTATTATAAATAATAGTAAATAAGGAATACACTATGGCTGAAGATAAAGAGAATAAGAACAAGGCCGAAAATAAGGCAGCTCAGTATAAATTGTTTAAAGAACAACAGCGTGCTAATGCCGAGCAGTCTGGTTCTTTAGGACGTATTGAAAATTTACTTCAAAAAAACTTAGTACATTTAACAAAATTAGCAGACGATACTAAAAAGAAGGAAGATACTAAACCACTAATGAAAGAACTTATTGGTGGTATTAAGTCATTACAACCAAAACAAAAAAGAGATATACTAAGGTCTGATGATATTGATCCAAGAGAAAACTTAAAGGTATTAAAAAGTATCAAAGATTTACTTAGTGAAAAACAAAAAGAAAATGATAAAAGTAAAGGTATTTTAGGTAGTTTATTAAGTGCTGGAACGGGTTTACTTGGTATGGTTACAAAAGGTGGTTTATTATTTCGTGCCGCTTCATCACTTTTAGGTTTGGTAAGTCCGAGTGGATTATTGCTTCGTGGTGCTTCCGCATTATTTAACCTTTTTACAAAAGGTGGATTAATGTTT